CAGCAGTAGATAAGATAGTAATACATAATAGAATAAGGATATCCGGGTAAAGTGTGAGCAGTAGGTAGCGTGAGCGTTCTTTATGTTATATCCGGCTTGTCCCTCTGTCCCTGTTGTATGTCAGACGCCACCACTCATAGCTCAAAGTAGATAAGCATAGCAAATACATTGATATATCAACAACGCAACGTCGTATAATATATCTTTAACGACGTCTATAGGGGGGTATAGGTGCGATGTGATTTCATTTGAAAAATATTTATATGGCCACCCACCAAATCGTATAGCATTTTTTTAAACAAAGGTATTGACAATAGGATATACAATGGTATACTCTTTAGTATATGCGTTATATAAACATAAAGACTTTCCACAAGAATTTCTTTAATGAAGTTAAGGATTTGCCCGTTACTATAACAAGACTTGGTGTACCGGCATTGGTATTGACGAAAGTAGATACAAATGTAGATACCAATGTTGTTCCGCCAAAAAATTTTTCAAAAATTCCAGAGATGCCTATATCTTTAAATCAGACCGAAGGTCCTAGGGGATTTGAGAAGAAAGAAGAGCCGTTAGGAAGGTGTGTGGCTTTCGGGTGTGTGGAGGACGCCGTAGGACTTGGAAAGGTCTGGGAAGATGGCGAGGAATTGGAGGTTCCTATGTGTAAGAAGCATTTATTTAAATCTTTAAAGGAGCACTCATGATTCCTTTAATTCTCATTCCTTTAGGCGTGGTTTTGACTTTCACGGTGTGGGGGCTTCTAACTTCTAGGTGGACGCTATGGACACTTCCTTTGATTCTAATTATCGGATATGTTGCTTACGCTTGTTTTGATGGTAGTTGGTTGATTTTACAGGAGGTGTCGAAATGAGCCTATTTTGGATTATAGTTATTATTCTTTTAATTGGGGGGTGTTCTAGGGAATGAAAGCACTTGTTACCGGGGGCGCCGGATTTATCGGTTCTCACCTCGTAGATAAACTATTAGACTACGGTTGTGAGGTTGTTATCGTTGACGACCTGTCTTCGGGGAACAATCTAAACCCACAGGCAACATTCTATAAAGGAAGCACGACGGGTAGAATTAACGACATCTTTGATGAGGAGAGCCCAGACTTCATATTTCACCTCGCAGCAAATACGAACGTACCCCTCTCGGTTAAAGACCCGTTATTTGATTTTGAGACCCTTAGGGGTTCTCTAAAAGTGATAGATGCTTGTTTCAGAACGGGGGTTCCGATTTTGTACGTTTCTTCTAGTTTCGTTTACGGAGAGGCCAAACGCCCCACGAAGGAAGATGCTCCCTTTAAACTTTCCGCCCCCTACGGAATTACTAAAAATACAACAGAAAACTATATAAAATTCTACGGTATGCAGGGACTTAGGTACACTATAATCCGCCCCGCCACGGTTTACGGACCCCGTCAGGTTAACGGAGCGATGGCTGACTATATTAGAAAGCTTCGTGAGGATTCCAGAGCGATAATCTACGGAGACAAGACAAGGGACTATGTTTACGTCTCTGACGTAGTAGACGCGATGATTCTTGTTATGCATGAAGGCGGAACCTACAACGTCGGCACAGGCAAAGAGACCTCGTTAGAAGAGCTTTATGGTAAAATTGCTATAAGATTGAAAAAGCCCAATAACCCGATTTTAGTAGATAGTCGTGAGGGAGAGATAGAAAGACAATGCCTTGACGCAACAAAACTTCGAAGGCTGGGTTGGAAGCCAAAGGTCTCACTAGACGAGGGTTTGAGTTTTATTGGTTAGATTCCTTTTCCTGGGCTAACTTGCGCGGGATAAGGAATGTGACTAAAAGAACTAAACTAAACCCGTTTGGACTGACCTACAAGCAAGACCTCGTTGTTAAAGACGTTGCGAGTAAAGTCAGTAAAGGCAAGAAGATGAACATAGTTGAATCTGTGGAGAAATTCTATAACACGAAAAACCGAGCCTCAGCTACGCAGGTCGTGGTTCATAATATGCGCTCACCGAATTTTCGTGAAGCCCTGGTCTCCTCTTTAATTGATAAGAAGATTTTGGGGGCGGATTCTATCACGGAAGGAAAGCTCATAGAAGGGCTTGATGCCACCGAAAAGGACGGTTCCGTAAATTATGACGCCCGCCTAAAATACATTCAGGAAATCAATAAAATAGGCGGTGTCTACGCAGCGGAACGGAAGACCACAATGTCGTTAAATGTAGACATGACTGAGGAAGAGTTAGACAAGCACATCCAAGAGCTACAAGAACAGCTTGAGTAATGTCATGACAAGCGTTATAATATCCCTATGAAATTACTTTGCATTGAGTGCGAAAAAGAGTTACTAGAAGTACCCGTATTTAACGGGGGCGACGAGGCTTATCCCCCCTCATTTGTATTTTGTAAAAATGAAAAGTGTAAAAGATTCGGACTTCTATCGGTAACTTATAAGGCGGTTGAAAATGTTAAGAGTAAACGTAAGGCAGTTTAATAGGGAGATGTATTCTTTTCTGAAATCCCTACCGATAATCGTTTATAATAAGAAGACAAAGAAAGATTTATTTAAGGTTGTAGAGATAGGGGGTGCCGAAATTGATAATATTCAATCCAACGAACTTTAATGTAGAGTTCCGTCACGGCGGTCAGACATATATTTTTAAGCCCAAAGAGTCGAGGAATCTCCCAGACAACGTGGCAGACCACGCAATCAATAGGCAACACGCTCCCTTAGTAGAACATACCCCTGCTTACGATAAGGAAGTGGAAATTTCAGATACAAAGTATTCTGAAATCCCTTGGAGAAAACTCGTTGCTATGGCTTCCGCTAGGGGAATCTTTAAGCCGGGAACAACGAGACCCGCACTCGAAAAGATAATGGAGGAACATGACCAGCTCGAAAGAGGAACTGTATAGAAGTCTTCTTATAAAGAAAAAGGACAAAGGACTAAAAGACCTGCTTTTCTTCAACAAATACATTCTAGAAACGGACGTAAGAAGACAGGGGCTTTTAGTTGACCACGTTCACGGTGAGTGGGCGAGGTGGTATAGAAATTCCACCAAACGAATTAAGATGGTTCTTGTTCCCCGTTCTACGTTTAAAAGCACGTTTTTTACTGTGGGGCGTTCAATCCAAGCAATTTGTCAAAATAGAAACGAGAGGATTTTAATTGCTAACGCTACGCTTGGAAATGCCCAGAAATTCCTAGGAGAAGTAAAAGACCAGTTCAGACGAAACGACCTGTTAAAAAAGCTTTATGGAGAATTTTACGACCCCAAATCAAGGTGGAATGAAGATGAAATAGACGTTATAGGAAAGGGACTGGGGAGCAAAGAAGCCAACATAACAGCCGTGGGAGTAGGCGGGAATCTGGTTTCTCAGCACTATTCTAGGATAATCTGCGACGACCTAGTTAATAACGAGAACTCCGCTACCCGTTTTCAAGCAGACAAGGTGATAGATTGGTGGAAAAAAGCCTTTTCTTTACTAGATTATGATGGGGAGATGCTTATTATCGGGACTAGATGGTCATATTACGAGCTTTATTCGTGGATTCAGGAGAAATTCGGGGAAGAAATCGATGTTTACATCCGAGGAGCCTACAAAGATGACGGGAGTTTGTACTTTCCAGAGCTTTTAAGCGAGGAAAAACTCACAGAACTCAAGGGACTACAAGGTTCCTACATATTTTCAAGCTTTTATTTGAATAATCCTGTCGACGAAGCTTCCGCCCTCATCAAAAAGAGCCAAATAAAGTATTGGGGAGAGGGAGATGCCAAGCTTCCTGCTAATTTAAACGTCTTTGCTGTCTGCGACCCCGCTGTAAGTCAGGCAGAGACGGCAGATGAGTCCTCAATCGTGGTCGTGGGGGTCGACACAGATAATAATTGGTGGGTTTTAGAGGTAAGAAGCGGTCAGTGGACTACTTTTGAGCTTATAGAACAGCTTTTTGCGGTTCACGCCCAGTGGAAACCTATCACAATGACCCTCGAAGTGATAGGACAGGCGCAGGGGATAATGCTCCCTATCCACGACGAGGAAGATAGAAGGAAAATCTACCTACCGTTAATGGAAATCACCTCCAGACCCCAAGTTAGAAAGGAAATCAGAATCCGTTCGGTTCTACAACCCCGCTTTGAAAGAGGGAAGGTCTTTATTAAAAGAGATATGTTCGATTTAGAAGAGCAAATCATTCATTTTCCACGAAGTAAGAGAGACGATATGATTGATGCCCTCACAGATGTTGAGGATATAGCCTATTCGGCCGAGACCCCAGACCAACCTTATAAGGAATCAGGAAGTCACCTACAGGATATTTTAAATAAACAGAGTCTAAACCTTGACAGATTCACAGACCCTTTCCTTGGTGACGAATATTAAGTATAATAACAATATATGGATATATTTCTATTTGCGACAATCGTTTTACAACTTGGCTACCTAGTTTACTCGGATATACAAAACAGGAAGGAAAGAAAGTTCCTACAAATGAATATAAACGAGTTCGAGGACTTTGACGAACCTTTCGAGGACTCGCCTAAAGAAGAGGAAGACCCTTATGTAAGTATGGAAGAGGCAGGAATAGAGCGAGTTATAAAGGCTAAAGAAAAATGAGTATACAAGTACAAGGAAGAGATTGGAACAAGTTAGACGATAAAGAGAAGATTGCTTACTGCGAATCCCTTTTAAACGATGTTAAAAAATCCCGCGAACCCTATGATTTAGAGTGGTATCAGAATTACCAGTTTGAAAACGGACAGCACTATATGGCTGTTAATACAGTCACAGGTTCGCTTGAAGCCAATCCTCCGAAAAGACGCGGGGAAGTCAGAATGGTTATAAATAAAATCCGCTCAACAAAAAGAGCGATTCAAAACTATGTTACAAGAACCCAGCCCAAAGCCGAGGTAATCCCTGGTGATATCGACGAGGACACTATTTCCAACGCCAGAAGACTCGGAAAAACAATGGACTTTCTATATAGAAAACTTCACCTCGAACAGATGGTTTCAGGAGTCGTAGATACAGGGCTTTCCAACTCAGTCGGAATTGTTGAGGTCGATTGGGACCCAGAAGCCGAAGGCGGGGTAGGAGAACTCCGAGTACGACAGCACGACCCCTTTGATGTTTACTTTGATAAAAGAGCCCGACTCTACGCAGGAAGACTTGTAGGAAGATTTGTCGCCAAGACTCCTGTAAGGTCGGTAGACGAGGTTAAAGCAGACAAAAGATATGATGAAAAAACCAGAAAAGAAGTCAAGCCCGATGAAGAAATGGCGACATCAAGGCTTAAAGCCAAAATTCTTACAAAGGAGATGGGCTCAAACGAAGATAAGGCTATTCCTACCGTAACAGTAAAAGAGTTCCACCTTTGGGACGACGATAAAAACTCAAAAAAAGGTCATATCAAGGTTTTCACCTATGCTGGAGACCAAGTTCTACTCGAAGAGGACTCACCAGACAAGGAATTTCCAATCTATTTTTACCAGATATCTATGAACCCCCTGAAAGTCTATCAAAGAGCGTGGGTTACAGATGCTATTCCTTTGAACAAGGCGATAGATAGGTCAGTTTCACAAAAGATAATGTATATGAATCAGGCTCTGGTATTCCGTTTAATTGCTGAAAAGGGTCACGGAGCGGGGATGGTTACAAACGAAATGGGAGAAGTCCTAGAAATCAATAAAGGTCGCACCTTCCAGCAAATGGTAATGAACCCAATGCCCTCTGGATACGACTCAGTTACAAACGAACTTAACAATTACATTGAAGACACCCTCGGAGCGCACGATGCCGCCCTTGGTAGGATGCCCACAGGTGCCCGTTCTGGAGACACTTTAGAGGCAATTCAGGCCGCGGATGCGAATAATCTAACAGGACTTACACAGTCCCTAGAGTCGTTCCTTTCGGTAATTTTTGAAAGAATGCTCGATATTAT